GGAATTATGCAGTTTGGCAGCAAATAAATCAATTATTCTCCTGTTTTGATATTCTTCCCTTTTCATTTTGAAAAGATTTTCTTTTGCTCTCTCTTTTTTCTTGTTGTTATATCTGTATATAAATCAGTTACTTATCTCCTGTTTGCCGGTAATGGCACACTATTGGCATATAGTGTGGCAGTTAACAATATAGGGGGCACAGAATAAAAAGTACCACGAAGCATTAACGGGCGGCTACGCTAAAACACCCTATCCATCGGCTTTTTAGAAGATTCGGGCAGATTCGCCCATTAAAAACAAAAAGTGACATTATGTTGCATTTGGGTGACATTTCACCCCTTATAAGAGCCCAATAAAGCCCCTATTGGGACATTACCACTCATTTACCCTTAAAATGCCTTAGAATAGCCCGTAAAGCGGTTTTAAACAACAAAAACCATCTAAAGGATGTCCAATTTTGCGGACTCCCTTTACCGATCTGTAATTGTTAATAAAACTGTTAAAAAGTGGAATGGGTATGCAAATGGGTATGCAATGGGTATGCAGCATTAAAAACAAAATGTTCCCAATGGGTATGCAATGGGTATGCAAATTACCCGTTTTTTTTTCTTGAGTTTTGATATATAATACATGAAAATATATCGAGATTACAAGAAAATAGCATGAGTTACCCCCTTTAATACATATAGAATTATAGCGTATTTTATTTAGTATATTGATTATTAGTGATTTATATACAAAATGCTTATATTTGCATGGATTCAAGCTGCAAATTATGTGTTGGTGTGTGAGATAGACGCGTCGAAGTGCTCCCAGTTTTATAACTGGGGCACTTTAAAACAGTGAATCTAGCCAATTCGTTATATAAGTGTCAGGATATAGGCTTTAGTCTATTTTTTAAAGTAATAAGATTGTTGTTCGCGTGAGGCTGCCCTATTTTCTGTATAGATTTGGGGCAACCTCTTTTTTTTGAAGTGGATCTGAAAAATCTAAATTAAAGAGTTATGGCAAAAACTAAAGAAAACCTCAATTACCTAGAGGAATTGGTTGCACATTTGGGGCATAATGGTGCAGCAGAAAGGTTATCTACATGGGTTTCAGACATCTGTAAGGCTGCCCCGGCATCTAAGGAGGTAGATGACGTTGTTAACTTCCTTATTCATCTCAAAAGAGATGTGTTAGACGGAAAGATGGACGTTTAAAAACGATGGGACGGCAAGTCATACCGTCCCATCGTTTTTAATTATTGAACATCAAAGTTTTGTTCGTTTTTTAAACCTTTGTAAATGCCACAACAATTAAAACGCTTAAAAAACAAGCCCAATTCATTTACAGGAATGGTCTTTTTTACTTTAGTAACCTTAAGATTTTCACTTGGAGCGTTATCTATAACTTCTTGCATGTTAGTACCGTATTCAGGATCAGCAACTAATACATAACACACTACAGACTGAAAGGATTCTTTTCCTATTATTTCGTCAAACTCAAAACCGGCACCGATAACAACTCCTTCAGGCAAGTCAAATGATTTAAGCTGACAAATAAATTGGTCCTGCATGTCCATAGAAACATTACCTTGATAATCTCCATACTTTGTAACAACAATTTTTTTTAAATCTTCCATCGTTAATTTTATTTTAATGATTAATTTTGTTCGTAACTTTAATTAGTAGTACCATAAAAACATGGTGTAACTATTGGTTACACCCTATGTGGAAATCAGTAAGTTATATCACTCAATTATTATCTTTATTTTATGGTCGGGGCATCGGGTTGCGCAGAAGAGCCTGATATACGCGATGAGCTCCGCTTTTTTTGGACAGTTTCTGCATGGGAGTCGGAGTTTGTTGTTGGGGATTCCTGCTGTTCTAGCTTGGCAAGTTTTGTTTCTAATTCCTTTATTCTTCTCTCTTTTTCTGCAAGAACTTTTTCTTGTAGCTTTTTATAATCCTCATACATATTATATATATAAGCAGTGTCCATGGTATTAGGCGAAGCTGTACCTTTTATTTCACTCTTTAGCATAGAACCTTCTCCAGTGAGAATCCAGTTTGCTGAATAATGGGGATAATTTTCAACTATCTTTTGCAACCATTTAGATTGAATGTCTGTGCCATTACTAATAGCACGAGATAATACGCCTTTACTAGCACCGATTATCCTTTCTAAAGCACCAATTGTTATTCCCTCATTTATAGCAATTTCTTGAATTCTTGATAAAATATTACTCATATAATTGAAAATTATCCCCTATTTTTCTTGTTTAGGTTGAAAATTATCCCTATGTTTGCATCGGGTTTAATACAAACTGCGCCAAATATAGCAATTTTAATCCAATAAATATCGAATATGGGACAAGTAATTAAGTTAGGTGCACAAGGCAAGAAAGAACTTGCCGTCGCCTTTAAAGTAACAACAGCTTATGTCGGACAGGTATTGTCCGGTCAGAAAACGGGAGGTAAAGCCCCGGCGATCTGGGAAGCCGCCAAGAAGCGGAACGACAGCGAGCTGTACAATATTGACAAAATCGCCAAGCATGAGACTGTAAAGATTCTCGACAACAAGGGTAATGTAAAAGCAGAACGTACTAATTAATAATGTATAATTATGGAAACACCGAACAACAACCAGCAGACAACAGGTCTGTAAATCTTCTTCAAAGAAGATATTGATGCTAATGTAAGGGTAAAGGTAATCAATGGAGCTCCTTGGTTTGTGGGGAAAGATGTGGCGGCTTCTCTAGGGTACACCAAAACACGAAACGCAATTTCGCAACACGTTGATAATGAGGACGCCCTAAAACAGGGCGTCCCTGATAATCAAGGATTTATTCAAGAAACAATTTTAATCAATGAAAGTGGCATGTATGCTCTTATTTTCGGATCCAAGTTACCGACTGCCAAAGCATTCAAAAGATGGGTAACTAACGAGGTTCTCCCCTCCATCCGTCGTACCGGCGGTTACTCCGTTTGTCCGGCACAGCGTCCGACGCTTCCCGCACCCAAGTTCCGTCCGGACTTCATCGAATGGAAACGGGCTGTGTGCCGTTATCTCAACCGGAATGATCTGAAAACGGTCGCCACCAACATGAAAGTCACCTACTCCCATGTATGCAAGGTGTATTCCGGCAACACAATGAGCCGCCGTATAGCCGACAGACTGACGAAGCTGGCTATCTCCCACAAGAACAAAGGCATCATATATCCCGAACCTGTTCCGGTATACAGACAACTGCTGATAGAATGGGAGGAACAGGGATGATTACTTATACGATGGGTATCAACCTTGAATACCTGAGGATCGTGATAACGATCTGGCGTGAATACGGGATGCTCTGCCCGATCATCATTCCCAAGGACCAGGACGCCGAAGGGGCGGTGATGGTGAAGATAGGACCGACAACCGACATGAAGGTCGCGGAGATGGTCGACAAGATATGGGACATAGCCGGAGCGAAGCGTCTGGTCAAGGAAATCGAAAAATAAGAGAATATGAATGATAGAATATCAGACTTACCGTTAACCACTACCCCGGTGGGGTTTGGCTATAATAATATGGATATGTTTAGAAACTCATTAGGGGAGCTCCAGATCCGACAGGCAGTGCCGCCGCTTGGCCTTGACGGGACAATTTTTTTAAAAGGTAAAATAACACATGACGCCGGAGAGGTCCGGATGATCAGAAAACATAAACTGATAAAAATTGAAAGATTATGAAGAAACTGACAGCAATTTTGAAAGGCTGCAACCTTGTGGACAAGTTGTTCAGCCTGCGTGAGAAAGAGATCAACCGTAAGATCGAGGGAGCCAAAGACGATTGCGAGAGACGCAAGGCCGAGGCAGAGATCAAGTATGAGAATTATTGCAAGGAACTGGGTGAGAAAGATGTAGACTACCGGCGCATCATTAACGGAATGCTTGAATGCAAGCAGGAGATAATGGACGCCGACGAAACGCTCAAGGTGATTGCGGAGGTGGAAGCGGACCTTCAGTCCGAGGCCGAGCTGGAGGAAGAGAAAGAAAAATAGTTCATATAACCGGTAATAGATTGAATTTTAGTTAGACATTCCGTCCCGGTCCGTGACGGATAGGGACGGAAATTTGAAGACAATTTTATAAACCCTTAAAAAGGCATAGAGTATGAAACAAACAGTAGAAGAAGCAGCTCATCTTTTTGCTGAAAGCAGGAGTAGCGGTAGTTTGTTCCCTGCATATTATCAGGGATTTGTAGCGGGAGCGGGCTGGCATAGAGAACAAGCAATTGAAGCTCTTTCCTCCATTTTAGAGAATTGGAAACCTGGTGGTGATGCAGACTGTATCATTGCCGAATTTGTAGAAAAGTTAAATAATATATAAACGAGCGATACATGCACGGGCATTGGATAACAAAAGAATACATATACTTGATAAATATCGAGTTTTCCTTATATAAATTGGCGTTGTTACCTATGATTTATATAAGGTTGCTGAATGATAACGGGTTTAACATTCAGGTTGGATTCGGACCTCTTGTCGCCGAATTTATAAAGGTGAAGAAATATCCGGATGAAAAAATCCGGAATATTATGGAAAATATAATATCAAATTGGTAATGAAAACATTCAGAATAATCCATATAGCGGCCGCTGTCATCGGCCTTGTGGTAGTGCTCAGACTGGCGGACAATCTCCGCCCCACCTTCAACGAGAACCTTGCCGCTTCGGTCCTTGCAGTCGTATGCTGCCTTTCCCTTATCGGACAAAGGTATTACAGGGAGGAAAAATAGGACACGCGGTCAGGGAGCCGGAAGGCGGCCCACGTTTCCGGTCCGACGCCGGAAACCGCACAAGGTTAAAACAATAAAACGGTTGATATGGCTGTAATCTATAATGACAAGGTATGTATCTACGCCAACGAGCTGATCATGTATGATCCGAAACGTAAGGTGGGCTCCGAGAAGGGCTTTCTCCCGATAGGAACATATAAAGGAAAGGTTTCAAGAAAGCAGATTGCTATTGCTCGTCGTGCCAGCCTCAGACGTCCCGCCCTGGTGGAGTTCGATTCGCTGGAAGTATACATACAGCAATTATACATCAAATATTACGGTGATCCCCATGAGGATGTCGAACGTGCCGCCACCAGCCCGCTTGAGAGGGCTGTAGGGTACAACGAGGCCGCCTACTCCTTCTTCACCACCTACAGGGACGGTGCGGGAAAGCCGCTCAGACCGGAGAAGGTCACGCTTTACACGCTCCAGGCACGTGTCCTGGATGCAGTCATCCGGCTGCGTGACAGCAATGCGGAATGCGGTTTCGGACGTGGCGGCTCCCGTTTCAACGTATGGGATAGGCTGAGTGAGATGGTGAACGACCTGCTGAAGGTGCGGGACAGCAAAGGCAACACCCGCTATCCCCACAAACTTCCTTCGACGGGAAAGACGCTCAAACGTAAAGTGGACCAGTATGAGGCGGAAGGCTTCATCGCTTTGGTGCACAAGAACAAGGGCAACACGTCCGCCGCCCTGATACGGGACGAGGAGGACGAGGCGATCATGCACAAGCTGCTTTCCCAGCACATGAATTTGAACAACGCACAGATCATGGAACAGTACAACAAGATAGCCTCCATATTGGGAAAACCGGAAATCAAAAGCCCTGTCACTGTGGACAGGTACCGGAAGATGATGGAATCCACCACCCTGGGGCACCAGCGCGGTACCGCCGCGCTGAGGAACTCCCTCGAGATGCAGCACAAGCGCGAGGCTCCGAAGACCGCCATGACCTACTGGACACTGGACGGATGGGACGTGGAACTGGTCTACCAGAAGAGGCAGCCGGTGGACAAAAAGGTGAACGGCGAGACAAGGACTTACAAGAAAACCACCATCCACAACCGCAAGACCATCGTGGTGGTGCTGGACGCCTGCGGCAAGTATCCGATAGGATATGCCATCGGCGACCATGAGAGCCCGGCATTGATACGAGAGGCGCTGCGCAACGCCATCAAGCACGCCCGGGAACTGTTCGGTGCACGGTACAAGCCGCTGCAGCTGCAGAGCGACAACTACCAGAAGGGGGTAATGGTTCCGTTTTATGAGGCGATGACGGTGCACTACATTCCCGCCGCGCTCCACAACGCCAAGGCCAAGATCATCGAGCCGTACTTCAATTATCTGAACAAGACGTACTACCAGCTGGAGAAGAACTGGAGCGGTGTGAACATCAACAGCAGGCGCGGCTCCCAGCCCAATATAGAGATCCTGAACAAGAACCGCCACCTGATCCCCGACGAGGAGGGCGTGCTGGCGCAGATACACGGCATCATGCAAAGGGAGCGGGCCAAGAAGCTGGAAGCGTACATGGCCGCATGGGAACGCACCCCCATGGAACGCCGGATGCCGTTCTGCGACGAGGAATACCTGTTTCTTATGGGCGACACGACGGGGCGCACCAACCGGCTCACCGGCAAGGGCCTGCTGATCGAGCTCTTCGGGGAGAGGATCAATTACGAGAGTTTCGACATGGAGCTGCGCAACCATTTCCACGAGGACTGGTCCGTGCACTACGATCCCGACGATCTGTCGCAGGTGCTCATCGTCAATGCCGAATCCACCAAAGGGCACCGGCTGGCAAAGGAAACGGGGGATCTGAAGTTCCTCATGCAGCGTGACATGAAGACACCGATGGCCCTGATCGACCAGAAACCCGAACATTTCGAGCACCGCAGGAAGGTGGACGAGTTCAACCGGCAGTTCGAGCGGCGGTATGTGGCCAGACAGGAGCAGGTGGACGAGGTGATAACCGCCATGCAGGAGCGGAACCCGCTTCTCAAGAGCAACAGCCTGCTGGACCGCGCCCTGCTCACCGACAGCCGGGGACGGCACAAGGACCGCAAGTACGAGGCGCGCGGCCAGACGGTGGAGGACGTGGATTTTGAAGAGATTGCGCCCGGACCTCTCAGGGTTCCGTCCCCTCTTGTGGATGACGATTACGAATGGGACGACGCCGACATGAATTTTTCAAGATGATTTAATAACACTTTAAAAACAGCATAATTATGGATAAGGAAGCATTGAAACAGTACATAGAGAATTTGATAGAACGTGGTTCAAAACCTTCAGAACTGGCCCGTCGCTGCGGCGTGTCCGATGCGGCGATGTCCCAGTTCCGTTCCGGCAAGTACGGCGCGAATGACGACAACCTGGCGGTCAGGATCGCCACAGGCCTTTATTTCTATGAAAATTCCCGCAATGTGGTTGATACCGTAACCTCTTACCGGCAGGTGAAGCGGGCGTTCGAGGTTGCCAGGGGAAAGAGCAAATGGGTATGTATCAGCAGCCGCAGCGGAAGCGGAAAGACCCAGTCTCTGATTGACCTGTACAATCTGTGCGGTGACAAGGGGGTTGTATATATCAAGTGCCGCAAATGGAGCAGCCGCAAGTTCCTTACCAAACTGGCACAGGCCATGGGAGAGAATGTGACGCGCTATATGGATAATGACAGCCTGCTGGACCTGTGCATCGCGCACATGAATTCCCTGTCCTCCTATAAGCCTGTCCTGCTGATAGATGATGCCGGCAAGCTCACGCATTCGGCCATGTGCACGCTTATTCCCCTGTATGATGACACGCTGGGGCGCATGGGGTGTCTGGTGGCCGGCACGGAGACTCTGGAGCGCAATATCAGGCGGTATGTGGGACGTATCGAAGGGTATGACGAGATAGACGGGCGTTTCGGCCGCAATTACATCACCCTTCTGGGCGCTACCAAAAAGGATGTCATCGCCATCTGTATGGCCAACGGCGTGCAGGACAGGGAGACGGCGGAAGAGATATGGGGAAAACTTCCCAAGGTCAAGAAGCAGCCGCGTGAGGACGATCCCCGCCAGGTATTGTTCGCCGATGACCTGCGCGAGCTTTCGGGAATGATAGACAATGTGGTAATCAGACAGGAAATCAGCAACGGAGGAGCCGGCTTATGATCAGGTCATTGTCGTTTGACAACATATTGAACAAAAAATACGAATACATCCCCTTTTCCAAGGATTTCATGGATGCCTTTGGAAAGAGGCAGAAGTCCGGGGCGTGGATCGTATACGGCAAGTCCGGACAGGGAAAGACCTCCTTCACCTTCCAGTTGGCCAGGGAGTTTGACCGTATCGGCTACAAGGTGTTGTTCATTTCCCTTGAGATGGGTGTCGAGTCCGATTTCAGGGACTCCCTGCTCGGATTCATGAATTCGTCAAGGAGCGGGATGCTGTTCTGGGACGAGGTCCCCACTTTCGAGGAGTTTGACGAATTCCTCGGGAAACAGAGATCCCCGGACGTGGTCATCATCGACTCCCTGCAGAGTCTTGAAGGCGAGATGGACGTCACCGCCAAACAGCTGGTCGAGCTCAGGAAGAAATACAGGAAGAAGATATTCGTATACATCTCCCATGTGGAGGGGAAGGAAGTGCAGGGAACGGTGGCCTACAGAGTCAAGAGGGACTGCTTCTCCCGCATAGAGGTGAACGGGTTCTGCGCCCGGTACATGAGCCGTGGTGTTCCCGGTCCGAAAGGATTCTATGTGGTCTGGAAGGAGGGCTATGAGAGATGCTGGCTCAGGAACAGTGACGAACCATTTAACAGCAATAGCAATGAACAAGACAATTGAATTACCCGCGACAAATGCCCAGAAGCGGTGCATACACCGCCTCAGACGGCAGTTCGGACTGGACGAGGATGAATACAGGCATCTTGTCCGGCAGTTCAGCGGCGGACGGACAACGACGTCCGCGGAGTTGTGCAAAAGCGAGGCCGCAAGGCTGATCGGGACGCTGCTCGATCCCGACGGGAGAAAGGATCCGGAAAGACGGGAGAAACTGGCACTGGTCAAGGCCATTTACGCCGTGTCAATGGACATCGGTTTTCTCAACAGGAGCTACCGCAGCGACAATCCCGTGGAGGTTGAGATGAACAAGGCGAAGATCACCTCCTTCCTGAAGAGCCACGGAGGATGCAGGAAGCCGGTGTCAAGCCAGAATCTGGAGGAACTGAAGGCCACACTGAAACAGCTGAAGGCCATAAGACGGAAGGAGGAGGTATGAGAATAAAGCACCTTGTGTATGTGATATCCGCCCTCTCGGCTTTCACGGGCATGATAGTTAATGATGACTTCTGGGCGAAAACATGGTCACTGAACGCCATGTTATGGATTCTGGTAGCATGGATAAACGATAATAACAATAACAATGATGACAATGGAAAAGACGAAATTCGAAAAGGAATGTGCTGACATGTGTGCCGATTGCCACGCCAAAGGGCTGGACATCTGCCGGGAGGACGCGGACACCGTGCAGCCGATGTTCGCCCGGTGCGGGCTGTGCGGGAAGGTGTTCTGTGAATACAACAACCACATGACCGTGAACCATCTCTGCTGGGAATGCCAGACAGCCATAGAACAGAACGTTGACTGCAACGAGGAGATAATCGACCCTGATTTATTCAGGAATTTATTCACTAATAAATAAGAACAGATATGGATATCAAGAATTTATCTGAAAAGGAACGTGAGGCCCTGCTAAGCAAGCTGCAGGCCGAAAAGAAAAGAAAGGACGGGGACCGAAAGAAGAACTACCAGAAGCTGCGTGCCAGATTCCTCGCCTCTGTGGAGAGGAAGCTCTGCAAGTATATCAAGGACGGTCAGGAGTTCAAGGAATGGCTCCGTAAGGAGGCCACCGCCTACTATGACCAGCTGAAGGAGTACGGCGGTCTGAAACGTGACGAGCAGCTCGGGTTCGAGGTGAAGAACGACACCTTCAAGGTTTCCGTCAAGGGGAACCGGGTCAAGGGCTTCGACGAGAGGGCCGACGTGGCAGAGAAGCGCCTAGTGGACTACCTGAACGCATGGATCGGCAAGAAGGGCGATGACGGGCGCAACCCCATGTACAAGCTGGCCATGTCGCTGCTCCAGCGCAACGAGGCCGGGGATCTTGACTACAAGTCCATCTCCCGCCTGTACGAGCTCGAGGACGACTTCAACGACCCCGAATATTCGGAAATCATGCAGCTCTTCCGTGAGAGCAACGTGGTGGAAGGCACGGTGATCCGCTTCTACTTCGAGGAAAAGGACGGAAACAATCAATGGAAAAGAATAGAACCCTCATTTAACAAGATGTAAATTATGATGCACAATTGGTTTGAATGTTCCATCCGCTACGAGAAGATGGCGGAGAACGGCATGAACAGGAAAGTAACGGAAGCCTATCTGGTCGACGCGCTGAGCTTCACGGAAGCGGAAGCCCGTATTATTGAAGAAATGAACCCGTATATCAACGGTGAATTTACCGTCTCGGGCGTCAAACGCGCCGGTTACAGCGAACTGTTCCCATCTGAGGAAGATGCGGCCGACCGCTGGTTCAAGTGTAAGCTGTTCTTTATCACGTTGGACGAAAAAAGCGGAGCGGAGAAAAAGACCCCCACTACCGTACTGGTGCAGGCCTCCGACCTTCGCGATGCCGTAAAGAAGCTGGACGAGGGGATGAAGGGCACGCTGGCGGACTATGTCATCGGCTCGGTGTCCGAGACCGCCATTATGGATGTCTATCCCTACACTGCTGATGTGAAACCTGAATTTCCCGGTGATGATAAGAAGGAAGTTTGACCATCCCCATGTAGTCCTGTGCCGCACATGCTGCGGCCGGGGCTTTCTTGAGAATCTGGACGAGCTGGCGGACACCGTACATACCGTTGCCTGTCCCGCCTGCAAGGGGAGCGGACGCGTGGTCGTATCCTCCGTAACCCTTACCACCGTGGAGCCTTATGATCCCGAATCCCCAAATCTCGCGATGTATGGAAAAGGACGGAATGAATGAGTACCTGCTGCTCTCCGTGGAAAAATTGGAGAGTCTCAAATCCGCGATGGAGGATATACTGGATGAATCAAGACTCCGGTGCCGGGAGGGCTGGCATAAGCGTGACAGGGCGTTCCGTCCGCAGAGTTTCAGGAAAAGAACCATCTGGCACCGCATAAGGAGCCGGTGCTTTTAAAACAGATTTAAGAACCTTTTAAAAACAATCTTATGAACCTGAGAAAAGACAACAAGAAAAAGAAACCGATGCAGCTTATGCTGGACGAGATCTCCGGAATGATGGGCGTCTCGCAGGAGATGATCCTGTCCCGGATGATATCCAGGAACATATCCGATTCAAGGATGCTGTTCTGCTATATGGCGTATGAGGAAGGGTATCTGTTCCGTGAGATAGCCTCCTTCCTGAAGATATCCAGATGCAGGGCGACAACCGCGTATTATGATGTGAGATTGAGAAAGGAAAAGTTCCGCCCGATCATTGCAAGGCTGGCCGGATGCGGAACGGGAGGTGTCTAGCAGCACTGCAGGTGACGGTTCCCGCACGGTCCGGGTTTGAGCCTTATGTGGGTGTAAACCGAAGGACAGGCGCATTCATCAGTAAGGAGGATATGGAATTGCTTGAGGAATGTGAGAGACGTGGAATTATCGAAATATCAAAATAACGAAAAATAAACAATATCATGGAACAGAAAATAAAGGCTTATAAAGCATTTGATAAGGATTTATCTTGTAGAGGATTTAAGTATAAGGTAGGTAAGGAGTATGAAGAAACAGGCGACATAAAGGCATGCGAGAAAGGTTTTCATGCGTGTCCTTATCCTCTGGATGTTTTTGGTTACTATGCGCCAGCCGGGTCAAGGTTTTGTGAGGTTGAGCAGAGTGGTAAAATAGACGATTCAGAAAGTGACAAGGTTTGTTCTTCAAAAATAAGAATAGGTGCTGAGCTTGATATAAGGGGGCTTGTGAAAGCAGCTGTATCTTATGTCAAGGAACGCTGTACTAACGAGTATAATGCGGAACCGGGAAAACCTGCTATGACTGGTTATAGAGGTGTTGCCACGGCTGGTTATAGAGGTGCTGCCACGGCTGGTGATAGTGGTGCTGCCACGGCTGGTGATAGTGGTGCTGCCACGGCTGGTTATAGAGGTGCT